TTGTCGGGCATTACAAACTGACCCGCATATCCTAAATATGTAAGAGCAATAGCTCGAGCCAGTGTCGTCGGAGTTCCAGATAGAGGTACGTGCTTTGTAAGTGTCGACAAACCCGGCATCATCGCACCAAATAATGTCTTAGGCCCCAGCATCTCGTTATAATAAACGCTGCTTCTTTGAAATGCTTTAATAAAACCAGAACACGCAATCTCACAACGAACACTCGTTTCACCAGAATCCTTATCCACCACTACTGTTTTGCGAACAGAGTCAATAAATCCAAACAAAACTCTATCATTATCTTCAGGTGAGTTTGGTTGTCCTACTACACCAAACCCAATAGGTGAATCGTTTCCTGTAGAGAAATAAACAGAAATCCAATCATTTGCGAAGAAAATCTCCCACCATGGCAAAGTTGGCAATAGAGTTATCTGCGCTTTGCCAGAACCAAAACCATCTTCGGTCCCACATTTTACAACTGCAGATCCTACCGTATATCTCCCTGTTCCCAAGTTTCCACGATACCGAGGATGTACAGAATGTGTTGCTATAAAGACATCACAAGTTGAATGATAGTTATGTATCTGAGAAACATAACGTGAAACTGCATTTTGGAGACTGCTTTGGATTGCCATCGTTATTTTTCTGCACCACCCTTTCTCACAACACCCACACCCTTTCCATAAACCTTTACATCGACCTGTTTATTCTTTTTTAGAGTTCTATATATGCTCGTTAATAATCGAAGCATTTTTTCTAAACCTGTAGCACTTCCTTTGTCTATAGGCATACTGCCTATAGTGCCATACTTAGCTACTATCTTATGTGTATTTTGAGTAGTGTAAGGAAGTTGACTATAGGCTTCGGTTACCATTTTCTTCGATTTCTCCAGACCAAAACGTTGAAGCATATCCATTGCCCCTCCTCTTGAAAGTCCTCTGCTTATATCTACTTCTGTTCCGGACTTCTCATTGTACACATTAAGGAACGCTCCCCACCCATTGCTCATACCAGAGAACATATTGCTAGAACCACTATACGCTTTTGCAAAAGCACCAATCCCTTGCAAAAGCTTTGTCACCGATCCAGAAATCGCCTGTATGCCTGTTCGCACAGGCCCTGCAATGGCTCTCATTCCATCTCTAATTAGAGGAACGAGGGTTTTTATATCTTCGAACATTGGTCCCACCATGTGAAGCATCGATTGCTGGATGCTATCAATCGAGAACAATGTATCCAGCTGATTAGAACCAAGATTGGCCATTCGATCAAAACGTTTTGCCAAAATAGCTGGGAATCCTCCAAACTTCTTCATCGCTGCCCACGCTTCCCTTTCTGCCCTGGGTCGGCTCTCTGCTTTTTCTTTCTCCTTTATGTCTTGAATCTTTTGTCTCGCTTCTTCAGGCGAAAGCTTTCCTTGCTTCTGCTGCAGATAAACCTTGCTAAACTCTTCTGCCATATGGATTGAACCCATCCCCATCCCTTTGAATGCAAGCTTACCCGCATCCGACAAACCTCCTTGCTTGTTTGACCCATACTCACTGCGAAGCTGCTCCATGATTGCCATCATGTTGCCACCACCCGCCCCTTGTTCCTGACGTTTCAACACGTCAATGAGACCGGCTCCCTTGCCAAACCCAAAGGCCCTCATCGCAAAGGCTTGTTGGACTCCTGTGGCTCCCTGGATAGCGGAATGCGCCTGAGCCAAAGCCCCACCCGCAAAACGTCCCCTCATTCCTCCCAGTTGTAGTCGCGCCAACTCTTCGGCAAATCCCTTGTAGCCATCTTTACCAGGAGTAATCCGTATCTGCTGTTCAGATAGTTGATTAGCCGCCGCGAGAAACTCTCCGATCCTTGCGCGTTCGAGTCCGGTCTCAACTCCTAAAGCCAAGGATTCAGATATTGTTCGCATCATGGCGTCAGAACCTGCACCCCCTCTCAGGTTCTGGCGAGACATAATGCCTCCACCAAAAGCTAAGGATTCTTGACCCAATCCTCGCATTAGCTTTAGAGCATTTCTTCCTCCTCTTCTCCCTCCAGTAATTCCCTGTCTAGCCGCATTTGCTTGAATCTGCGCAGCTTCCGCAGAGTTATATGCATAGTCCGCTCCGTGAGCATACTTTGCTTTTGGGCCTAAAACCGCGCTTCCTTCCATTCTTGCCCTGGTTTGCTTCTCATAAGATCCTATCGCTTCTCGGAAAGCAGAAACAAGAAATCCTAAAATACTACCCGCACCAAAGACACCCGCTTTTATTGCATTCCGGCTAGTCCATCCACCCGCAGTTTTAGCACCTCGGGCCATCCGACCACCAATGCCAACCTTACCCACACCAGGACCACGACCACCACCACCACCCGATTGATGTCTCCGTCTAGATGCAGCGTGCTTCTCGTCGGCTTTCCTGGCTTTTTCAACACTGTTGAACAAACTATTGAATTGTTGTTCTGCAGTTCTTGCCTCTTTTCCCAAGGCCTGAACAGTCTGTTGCATACCACGCAGACCCTGCTGCGCCTGTTGGCCTTGACGACGTACATTTTGCTTCATTCCCTTCCTTGAAGGAAACATCACTTGACCAAGAACTCCAGAATTACCACCACTACGGTCCATGTAGCTCATTGTGGTCTGCACAGTTCTCCTGGCAGAACGTAGAAAACTTTGTCTCGCCATCCTTTCCGACGCTGCGTCTAGCGTCAATATAAGAGGTACTTCAATTCCTTCTTTCGTAGCCATAACAAATCCTCGAATCAATAAAAACTTTAGAGTCTAAAGATTCAATCCGGAAATATGGAAGAAAGACTAACCAGAATGAATTCTTTAGACCCCAAAGATATATTTAAGCATATTCTACTGCATGACCTTGACCGATCATCCAGTAATTAACGTACTTATAGCCTTCACCATCTTCTAGGAAAACATGGATGATATATCTCCCATATTTCCCCGCTTTATCTTTTTCAGACCTGATAATGACTTCCTTGCCTTCGATCAAGTCTTGTAAAGCCTCCTTTGCCAGAAGTCCCTTCTCTCTTTCCTCGCCGCGAAGTTCCCATGCATCAATACCCGCCAAACGCACGGTCTGATCTCGAAGCCAAACACCAAACCCCAATGAAATATCAAGTTTGACCGTATCTCCATCATATACAGATGTACAAAGCGCTCTGTATACATAGAAATCATTTTGATCCGGTGGCGATGTTTCGGCATCTCTTTCCCTCTGTGGAAAAATTGTTTGAGATGCGTTTGGCAACAATCCTGACATTTTGTCTACTCCTATTTCACAGCACCGATTGAATTCATAAACTCATCGAATTGCTCGGGGGGGATATTCCCTATAGCCGCATTATACCTGTCGGAAACTCTATCCACTGGCATGTCTCTGAAGTCCATGTCTTCCTCTAATTTCCCATGAGATCTTTCCAGTTCATAAAGCTCTGCTGCTTCTCCCGTATATCGATCTCGGGCTTTTGGAATATAGATGGCTTCTCCGGTTTCTTCGTATTGTTTTTGAGCTAAGTGTCGAACTCTGGCGTCAAATCTTTTTGTTGACTCATCTTCACCTTCATCCAAGTCTGGCTCTATTCCCATAGCAAACTGACGTTCCCACTTGTCAAAGAGAGGATCTCCCGTAAGCGAAAGTTCGTATCCAAGGTGTCGGAGCCGTACCTTACGAGCCAACTCTTCATCGAACATATAGAGGTCTTCTAAATACTCAACTATCAAATCAGCCTGCTGGCTCATCCCCCATGACGGGTGTGTTATCGGAAGTTGGTATTTCTTCGTCCACCAAATCCTCAAGAGCGTTAGATGGTTCGGCTCTGTGATGTTCCTGATCGCTATGGCTTCCGCCATCTCCATGCTCTGGTTCTCTGGAATTAAGGATGCTTGCGCGAAAGGGGTCTACCAAGGCGGCTTTCTCGTAGATTAAATCTATGAGTTCCATATGGTAGACATTACCTCCTATTATCTGGTTGTTATACCAAGGGGGACATTGCGTGATGGTGTATAAAAGAAAGCACATCCTGTCCGCAAGCTCATCCACACCATCTGGAATTCCCCACCCCGGATTAGTTGGATCGTAGTAATACCCATTCAGCATCGAGCCTTTGCGAGATTGTATGAGCAGTTGAGTGAAGACATTAGGGCGAACCACAGTGAAAGACCCCACATAATGAATTCCTTCTATGGTGACATTAAGCTCAAACTGCCGCTCTAATTGAACCTTTGAAACAATGCTTCGCTTTGAATGGTCCAGGGGATGAGGGTTGGCTGGTGGTAGCCCCGTTTGGGGATGTCCGTAGGGAGACGGTTGCGTGTTTTGGGGCGGATGCCCACCCCATGCACCAGGAGGTTGTTGCCCTTGTGGAGGATATGGTTGTTGCCCTTGTGGAGGATATGGTTGTTGCCCTTGTGGAGGATATGGTTGTTGTTGGTATTGTCCCTGTTGAGGGGGATACCCTCCAGGATACTGTCCGGGTTTTCCACTTTGGCCATGGTTCATTTTGGGATCTCCTGATCGACGAAAGAAAGATCTTCTCTTTCTTCTTAAATTGTGGACTCGTCAATGCAACGAGTTGCAACAAAGGCGACGTTCTCGGTAACAATACCTCGAGCCGCCATATCAAAGTTCTTTGTAGTAGCTTTCACACCAATGAAGTGATAAGCCGTCCTTCCTGTCGCAGATTCTTCGACGGAAGCGGTTAAAGCACCATTTGTCAGAATGTTTGTGTGAATTGGGAAGATGCCGAGGTTTTTCAGAGATTTCGTGAGGACACGAAACACATTGGCGTTGAGCGATGTTCGATATCCCACCTCGACATACTCGAGAACCTCAACAAAGTCTAGAACATCGACAGGCTCCATGTCGACGCTTTCTTCACCAGAAACACCACCCGCATAGGCGACCTTCTGACCATTGATCTTGAAACGACTGCGAACGCCTGCAAATACTTCTGCCATCTTGTTTTCTCCTTGAAGAAAAAAACATATTCATAACAACCCATAAGGACCTACAAAAAAAGGATTGGTATGAATACGTATGTGGAGATGTCGGGGATAGTTTAGAGATGAATGGGGAGTCGCGAGAGACTCATGGAACCCATTCTTTGGGGGGAGGCGCAACCGAGAGGGATTCGTGGGAGATGATGTGCCCTAGAGAAGCAGCCTACTGGGAGGGGTCGTTTGGGTCTGTTGTGCTTTCTTGCTTTTGGAGAAGTTCTTCTCTGTAGATACTGACATCCTTTGGGGCCTTAACCCCAAGCCTCACGGTCTTTCTCGTTATGGCTTTGACTTCGATGACAATATCTCCATTGATAATGATTCTTTCTCCAACCTTCCTTGTCAACGTGAGCATTTGCCTTCCTTGGCACTGGAGGATGTTATCTATCCGAAAACTTGGACTTTGTGTCGCTTGTCGTCGGCAAGGGCTCCAGGATGGATGGTGATGTAGTTGGCGTTGGTCTCCGCGATATTGTTGAGGCGAATCAACGAATCTTCAAAAGTCCAAGTGGGAGTGGCCCCAAGGACGCCTTTGATGCAGAAGTCTTTGATCGCCGCAAGACCCATACCCCAAGCTTTGATATAAATCTCGCTAGTGGTTGCATCTTTTTCGATAAAGACGATAACCAGTTTGGGTTCAAAGCCGCAGTCGATTTCGAGCGTATCGGTGTGTCGGAGATCTTTGGTCACATTCGGAGAAGCGGATGTGTCCAAGACTTTCGTTACATCCGTGTGCGTGTTCGCACCTACCACTAGGTCGCAGACGAGTTCGAACTCAATCTTTTGTTCATGTTTTCCCATAATACTCGCGAGGAAGCGAGCATCGACTTCGGGTGTTCCGCCAGGACCATCTCCGTGATCGCGGAGATTTGCGAGAAAGCTGCTGTGTTCGCCACCATGCGGGACAAGACGTGTGTTTGCCATGAGAGACTCCTTGATATCGTGCAACAATCGCCCGCATCAAAATAACAGGCGGATTTGATCAAAAATGACCAACTCGCGAAGATCATTTCTAGATCTTCAATTATGCATTCAAGCTATGGGAAAAAAAGAATCCCGTCAAGAAATAACGAAATCTTTAGACTCTAAAGTTTTATTTTCCGCACCTGCAATGAAAATAAACTTTAATAAGCAAAGCCCCTATTAAAGTTCTAAGGAGAAAAACTTAATAAGGGCTTTGTGCGAACAGATTCTAATATTTTGTTGGCTATGCGGACAATCTCGGAATCTGGAAATCAAAGTCGATGAGGATGTAGTTAATCCCTGTCTTTGGAAAGACAAGAACCTTGATCCACACAGTATCTCCCGTCTGCTTTACGCTAAGAGCATACCATGCATGAGTCCACTCATTGTTCTCGTCCAAAGAATCGACGATGATTCCGTTTTCGCGATCTTCATCCAAAAGATCGCCCATATACTCACGTATAGACGCGATGCCACCCGGAGCCACGTATCGAACACCTGGGCGCTGATTTCCGGATCCAACACCACCGAATCGATCTTCCATCTTGGTTCGATAGCGGCGTCGGATATAGTTTCGAATTTCAAAAACATTCAAATCCGTCAATGCAAGATTCGCATCTTGGACATGTGTACTGAATCCCCTGACAAACCTCCACCCTTTTCCGTGGGGTTCGCCGTAGAGAAGGCGACCATCCAACGCATCTTTTATATCCAGAGGTTCTTGTGGGTCCCAATCGCCATAACGCTGGACAAGCTCACTGCCTTTGACAAACTTGAGAGTAATGGGTTCACCTAAGTCAGTACCCATCATCGTCCCTGCCGCGGCAGCGGCAAGTGCCCATTCGTCCAAGAGCTTGGTTTCACCACCGCTGTTGCTGCGTCGTAGCTGCTGTCCTGTCAAAGCTAAACGCGGTTCATTTGCTTCTCTCACGATGTCCAAAAGACCTTTTGGGAAAACCTTGTTTGCAAAGGTTCCTGCGCGAAGAGGCAATGCCATCCCCATAAACCCAATGCGTTCACCCTTATTGTCCTCACAATCCAGGAGATGAGTCTTGAATAGGTTGTGGAGAGTAAAGATGTCGTCTGTAGCCCAATTCGGCTTATCTTGCGAAGCTGCGAGAACTTCAACTCGAATATCTCTGTTTTTCAAGAGAGTATCCATGCCGTGTTCCCAAGAAATGGGATACCCAGGAAGAGTTGCTACCGATGGTTTTTGAACGATGGATGTTCCAACTTCACCACCCGAGAAACGCCGAAACAAATCTTTATTGTCTTCAGGTTGCGCAGAGCCTATCATCGTGTTCCAGGCTGCAGAAACGGCTGTGGTGCCTGTAGAGCCAGGACCAACTGCCCGATCTGCAGTGAAGTGACCTATTGAGTTTGCGATAAGATCAAGCATAGACTTCAGATTATCGCGAACAGGGAACCCAAGACTGGTGTTTCCCGGCCCTTGTATAAGCTGCGATCCACGAACAAACTCAACAACACTGTCAATAGCGTGTGCTTTTACCAGGGGATCCACTGTAAGAGTGTCTGTGCCTGTGTCGTTACCAGTGACACGAACAGTCTCTTCATTAGCATCACCCGGCTCAATACGAATCAGATATGTTTCTCCACCAGCCGTCGTGGGGAAGTCGTCGGAAACTTCCAAAGACAGTGTGGTGTCGCCAATGACAACGGCTGTATCTATGGCAGAGCGACGATCTTGCCCATAATGGTCGGATAAAATCCCAAAGTCTAAATCTTTGGTGAGATAGCCGGAACTCACACCATGGCCAATCGTCGAGAAAATTCCGGCTATCCCATCAAGTTTCTTCTCAAGATCCCCTAGCGTGGGGTATAAGGTCAAATCTAGCGAAATAATTGTGGTAACACCACCACCATCTCGTTTTTGAATCTTGAGCGATGTGGCCGCGCCATCGGTTCCGCCTATTTCCATATAGACATCAGTAATAGCAAAGACCTTCCACTTCAGTCCGGTGAGGTCTGTTCCCGATGGCAATCCAAGTCCGGGACGCATCAAAGAAATAGTAGTAGCCGTGTTGGTGAGAATTTTAAAGCACTTACCCAGAACCGGGGCTTGGGCGGGAACAAGACTACTTACTTCAGTAACAATGAGCCATCTGTTGGGCATCAGTGCGGCAGGCGCTGTGGTCATCCCACTCCCACCATCCAGGGATGTATTGGTGGCCACCCCTGTTGCTGTTCCTTCTACTGCACCATTATCTACAGCCTGTGGTATCACCCAGTTTGCAGGGATATTCCATGTTCCTAGTGGGCCACCACCTGTTGGGTCAAATTTGACATGGAATGGTGTCTTTCTCAATCCACCATAAGGAGTCTTGGCAACCTGAACGCGCTTCGATTTTTTTGTCTGAAGCTCGTAGCTTTGGCTAAGGGGTTGTCGTCCGTGCTCAATCTCGTTGTCATTTCCATCTGTACCCCAAGGAATAGCCGTCAGTTTCGCTTGAGGAGTAAGAATACGAATAGTAGAAGTGCTATCAGGCAGTACATCCCAATCTTGATCATCACGTAATTCCAGCTTCACTCTATTTGTTGTGAGATCAGTGGAGGCTTGAATAAAACGCTGCTGTCCTTTGCCCGTCCCACCCAAAACCTCGGCAACAAGATTATTTAGCTCTCCCGTCGCGAAACTGAATGTGGGAGTACTGATGTTTACAAATGCTGGTGTAATCGGATCAGTTGTATCATCACGCTTTGCCGCATAAGCAGCGGATACTTGCACTGTCGGAAAAGTGAGAGCCTTTACTTGCGATTGCTCAGGATCTCGAACAACCCAGTATTCTGCCTGCGTTGTTCTGTTCGGTTTGTAGATGTAAACAACATCAGCACCGCCTTCTACTCTTGTATCCTTTGAAGGATCCATGAGAATCTTGACAAGATTCGATGCATCTGATTGACCAAACACGGAATGCGCCGTCTTTGACTCAACAAAGACATGCGTTACACCCGGTTGCCCCCCAGGAGCTTCTGCTATTCCTCCCGCCACTCGGGTTTCATCAACCCCCGGCTGCACCATACCAGATAAATCAACGTAGACTTCCGCGCCGGGATGTCGAATAACTTTGTTATGAAACAGAACTCGATCTGACATTGCATTTCCCTATCTTATAGAACTTCTTCGCGAAAGCTGAGGGCACTCTTATAGTTGATGTGAGACTACACAAAAGCCACTTCGCTTTCAATTTATCAGATTCTTGTGCATAAAAGTAATTTACATAAAAAAATACACTCCCCCATAGAGACTTTCCTTCTCTCCCAATTTATTTGCAGCGTTTTGGGGGTTGTCGAAAAATCTTTAGACTCTAAAGATTTTCTTTGAGAAAAAAGCAACTCTCTTTAGAGAAATGTACAAAATCGATCTTATCAAAATACAGAGATAATGCTACTTCACAGTTGTATCTGGATCGATAGGGGCAGGCGCCTGGGCTTCTGCAGTAAAGTTTAGATCGTGGATTTCAATCGTCCCATCTGGTCTTCTCGTCGCCAAATCCATATCAAAAATAAATTTAGCAATTGTTGCCTCTACTTCTACATCAACATCAAAGTGGAGGAAATTTAAGACCATTTTTTGTTCATACGCCGTTATGTTCCCTGTTGGCATTGTCACCATTCTTGGCTTTACACCAGAAGAAGACAAGTGAAGGTCTTGTACAGAGTTTCGCTCCAAAAGATTTCGAAATCTGCGAAAGATACTTTTTAGAACAGAGTGGTAGATGAGAGTTTTTTCATAGTTTCCTGTAATGAATGATATCGTAATCGTGTGAGTGTCTCCCACCGCACGACCCAAAAGCCTTTGCTTGTCGATATCCCAAATGGGTTGCGGGTCTTCAAAGGAAACAAACTGCTCATCACCCATAGATCCCGACTCGCGCTGCTGCCACAAGTTCTTTTCTCGCGGAGCAAATTGACGAACCTTGTCTCCGGCCTCTCCCATACCTTTTGTGTTTGGTCCTGGATTCCCCTCACTTACATATGTGACTCCATAGAAATCATAAAAAGCATCGTCATAATCATCGTTCCCAGGCGAAGGGTAGGGCATATGTCGATTGTCTGACGCAATATCATTGAGAGGGGATGCTTCCGAAGACTCATCCTCACCATCCACTTCAACAACAATAAAAGGTAGACTCGGAGCTTTCTGAGGCCACCCCATTACAACGCTAATGTTTTCATCCCCCTCTATCATACGTTTGTATCTTTCCTGACGTTCAGGAGGAAGTTGTCGAAGCTTATTATTGAGCATGACCGTTAGATTTTGCGCATAATACATCCACGCATATTCAACAAATTGCAAAATTGTAAACTGGGGCATACTCATAGTTTTCCACCACCAATCTCAGGAATGTTCCCAGAACCAAAGTTTCCACTTTTGGTATAGGCGTATCTGCGAAGAGTCAAAAGAACAGCCTCTTTCGCTTGTTCCTCAGCCTCGCGTCGACTGTTATCATCTATTTGGTCTTCGTTGTCGAAGGAATCATCGACAAATGTACCCAAACCCGTTAGATCGGAGATCTGCTGTTCTTGGGAATCAGGACCAGAAGTTAAACCCGTCAAGTTGTTCAAAATGCCTTCTGAAGGGTCTAAAAAGAAATTATCAACATCAAATGTTTCATTTGCCTGGACGAGGTCCTCTTGCTCTTCTCGTTCCTCTATTTCACTTAAGGCTTCAGGTAGATTATCAAGAAATAAATTCCATTTCTCCAAAGCCGTGCGAAGAGCACGAGAGAGCATATTATTTCGATTTACAACATTGCTCATCTTCTTATCTACTCGGCTCTACAGAAGGAAGCGTCATGAAAGCATCCTTGTTGCTATGGTTGCCTCTTGTCGCATTGCTTACACGATCTTGCCAAGGTGGACGAATTTGTTTTTTCTTGGGATTTACTTGCAAGGCTATCTTTCTCATTAGCGCAGATGGTCCGATTAATTTCATTCCATCAAAATTTTGTGTTGGTGTCGCCCAACATATGTATTCGGGGTACGCCTTGTATTTAATTGTGTATTTTTTACCCACTGCTGGACCCGCAACCCATTCAATATATCGTCCTTTTAGCACATAGCAGGCAGGCTCATAATAAACTCCGTCCTCATCCTCTACCCAAATAGCCTTTTCTTCCCCCGCCTCCCACTCTAAAACATCTGAATTGTCAGGTGTATCGTCGTATCGAATAGAGTAAGTAGACTTTTTCCCCCGAACCAAAACCATAGGCTGAACAGGAACTGGTATTCTTATTGTAATACGATCAAAATCACTAATGTCTCTTGGGTGCGTTCCCATGGATAAGAACATGTCACCCTGTTGAACCCATCCAATATCTTGCAGGTCTTTTCTAAAGGAAACATTTGATATAATTCCTCGTAATTCAGCGGCCCCTCTCCAAAGATATCCAAAACCACTGCACCTATCGCATGTTGGATCTGAATGTCCTACCGCACCTTCTTTTGGACTCAACATCATACATGGACACGGCACTCCGATCTCATGAACAAAAGGTGTGCTTCTAGCACCATGAAATCCCTCCATTCCCTCGAAATCAAAATCAGTAGCAAATCCACCTGTATCCATCACATGTGTCATTATGAAGTTTCCTCAAAACAATATAGATAAAGCTAAATGCTCTTTATCTGTAGACTGTTCTGATTTTGTCTTTGTTTCATCATATTTGTAAACTTATAAAGATCTTGAGAATCCCAAGCAAAATCCATAGAAAGCATATTTTCAACCATATACTGAAGAGCATATGTCAATGTCAGTGCTAAAAATGGAGCAGAATTATTTAAGAACGCACTCTCACTGCCAACATCTTCTAACTTGTCGGGTATGTAGGGATTATCAATAGATTTAAAAGTAAAAATGCCTTGATCCAACATATCCTCTCTACTCAAATCGGGTACTACCTCTTTCAATAAAAAACTGTGAAGATATTCAATCATTTTCATATTGAGTCTGTCACCCATTGACTCATGGGCAATTCGATAAATACCCCCATTTAAACAATATTTGTAAAATGTTGGCCCCACGACTGTCATCCAAAACGATCCTGCCAACCATGGCTCATAACCCTCATCACTCCCTGGCTTTCTACCCAGTATCTCCACCCCCGCATACCATGCTGCACTGTAACTGCTTGGGGGCGTCATTGTGCTAAATGGCATATAAGCCCAAGTGTACTGAGCCAAATAAGCCGATCCTAAAGATACTTCTGCCGGTGTAATTGGAAGTGATTGTATTTTCTCACCTGCCCAGATTGAAATCTGCTCTCCTGCTATCCCAAACTCTTTTGTATCTCGTTCCAATGTTTCTAAAAATGCCAATGTCAGTATTTTTAAAGCACTCTTATGATTCTTTTTTTCAATATTTCCCATTTTTGGAATATGCAATAATAAGTTTTCTTGAATTATTTGGCGGAACCTTTCACTACCCAAATCCTCTGAGAAAGAAGAAGTAATCATACTCGATATCAAAGAAGGGTTTTGCACTAATAGATCTACGGGTTTCTCATCTTCTCCTTCATCTAATATTGATGAAGCAAATGGTGTACCTCTTCCAATACTCTCGGCACTTAGTCGGCTCGATTCGTACTCTGAAAACAACCGAAGAGCATCGTCTTCATCATATTGACTACCTAATGCCGACAACTCAGACCCATCCATCCCTGTATCACCCAGGGCCACCATTTGGCTATTATCATCGCCTTCTTGTGGCCTTATCTGTAATGCTCCCTCTTCTTGTCCACCTGATTCATTATCCACCGGCACCCATTCGCCCGGAGCCACTTTCTTGAAATCCCCATCAGTCCAATGATGGACTTCTCCTACTGCAGCCTCGCCTTTTCCAAACGATCCTCCTACCGGAGAGAAGGGATTGCCTTGTCCTGTTGTAGAACTACTTCCACTTTCCTGTGATGTTTGAATAGTCGAATTTTGTTCCGGTTGCGGTGGTAGCATGGATGTCTCACTATATTTCTTTCAAAACAATGCCGAGAAACAAACCCATAATACCTACTGTTTTTTTCAATTAGCAAGCAATTTAGATTTCTTTCACATAAAGAGATTTGGACGCACCAGGAAAAGCAGGGGGAAGCTCAAACTTCTGTGTTGCAAAATATCTTTCCCAAAGAAACTGGAAAACTTTCTCTTCAAACGAAGAAAGTGTCACTAACTTTGGAAAAACCCCCTCGGGGCTTATTTTTATAATCGGCTTATTGTCATACCTGTTGATTATCAACTTCGTTGTCTTTAATTTCTCGTCGCGAAATAATGCTTGGATCAATAAGTTTGCAAATGTCCCCGGATGTATATCCGTATTCATCTTCCAATACGGTGCCTTCTCTCGAGGGTAAATTCGAAAGTAAACTTCTTCCTTGAGAACAAAGTCAACACACCCCACCTCCTCCATAACCTCCTCAGTACTCTCTAAGGATGACCAAATATCCGAAGGTTTACTAGGCAATATATAGAGGTCCCGTGACTTTCGTTTAATCATATTTTTTCACATTTGATTTGGATCGTTTGGATCTGGCACACCACCCAAAGGAGGAATTTTGTTTCTATCCGGATTAGTCTGCATATAAAGCGGAACTGGCTTGGCTTGACCATACCCTGGAATTTCATTCTCACCCGCAGTCATATACGCCATTTGCTCCTCACTGGGATCGGGCAACATCTGCCCCTCTTCTTCCAATAAGGTTCTCGCCTGAATCCAAGCAGGGTTCAAAATCACATTGCCATCCGGACGAGGAGGAAGACCCTCAGATGCACGACCTTCATTAAGTGTCATAAACGCGCTCATCTTCATATTAAGAAGCTCCACGCGCTCTCTCTCAGACAACTCATCCAAACCAACAAAATCGAAATACAACCTCGAATCCAATGGGTCCACTATGTACTTCGTAATTTGTTTCGATATAAAACGAAGCAGAGGCCGAAGCCCTTTGTCTCGAGAGTGCTTTATTTTCCACTCGTGCTTACTCTCAAACACAGGTGCCCCACCACTCCCACCACCACTTGTTAAATCAAAACCAACCTCCGATGGATCAATCAAGTAAGACGCGCAAACCTGACGAATCAAATACTCCAGCCAGGACTGGAATTCCATCTCCCGATTCGTATGCTGCAGGTCGATGTATTCCATCTGTTCCGCCTGCAATATAGGGGTTCTGAACGAGTTTGAAATGACAATCCCGTTCGCGGCAAAAGCGTGTAAATCTGTGTTGATAGAAACATCAAACATGTCAACGAAATCATTTGTTGTTTCAATCTCTGCGATAGGAGAGAAGTGATACTCAATAAGCCAGTTGGGTGGAGTAATATTTACTTTCTCAAGAAATCGAAGAATACGAGGATGACTACACCCATCATCGCCTCGAATTATTGCATTAAGGTCCAGCCTTTCTCGTAGGGTTAGTAATTCGTAATTAGCCTCTTTATTCTTTTTTTGTATTTTTCTGGCGAAGAAATAAATTGTGCGCGGAGAAACCCGGCTATGTTTATTCGCCTCGTTAGGGCTTACTAAGTCATCGGGCTGCTTATGATCTTGAAGGAATCCAATATTTTCATAAAAGTAGTCTTTGTCTTTTATGCGAAGAATCGACTCTTTCTCTTCGTAATGCCGAAGAGGGCCATTTATGACAATTTTTTGCTTTCCTTCCGACAGGTTTGTTCGAATTCCAACTGAACTAAGAAGCCACTTCACTTCCTGGCGCAAACTATCATTTGTGATCGTGATTGCGACGAAACGCCCATCTCCTATGTGACCATCGGCAGAGAAGAGTCCTCGGAGAAAAGCAAATTTCAATTCATTGGGAAGGGTATACACAAACGAAGGGATGTTTTTTCCTTCAGAGGAAAACTGGAATCCGACCTCTTTTAACCATCTGGCAAAATTGACGTTATTTAAAACAATTTGAAGTCGCTCCGACGCAACACTTTTGAAACCATATCGTTCTTTTATCTTCTCCTGTTCTTCGGGAGTGATATGGATATCTTTTAATCGTGCTGCGGGATCAAAATCTTTGAGTATGGAAAGATGTCGTTCTCGTATCTCTCTTTCTTTTTCATGGTGATAGAAACAAAGCATTCCTCTATTACTAAAGTACCCATCGCCAACAGCCCATCCCAGGACTTCCATGAGACCGGGTGTGACTTGTTTTTCGTTGCAAAGTGGAATGTTGTCTGGGTTTTGTGGGGATTGTTTGTTTACGAGAACATAATCCCCTTCTTGAAGATCTTCGAGTCGTTTCCAAACAGGAAGACCATCTCCACCACCTAGAACTCTAAACTTATGATCTGGTGATGATTTGATCTCTAATCCACACGCTAGCTTTAGACGACAAAGTTGCTTTTGTTCCTTTGTACGATAGACCAAACCCGAAGCCCATTCTTTTCCTGTCCAGATTGTCGCTTCTTTTTCTTCCGTGCCTTCGATATAGTTTTCAAGAGAAACCATCCCTTCTTCTTTTGTCCAAATTGTAGTATCTCCATGAAGGCAGTTTTCCACACCTGCGATCATGGCATACCAAGCTCTTCTAAAGCTTTCCATTTGGGCCTCGGAAATCTCGTCGCCCTTAATGTTGATCAATCCCTTCGGCGCTGAGCCCTGCTTGAAGAAGGCTCGGTTATAAATCTCGCCCCAAAGCATCCCCAGTACGGCGTTTAGTGCCTTCTCTAGTTCGCTAGTTCCGTATCCATTGTTCCAGATATTGGTTTCGGGGTTTCTCACGCAGAATGCAAGATCATTGTATGAAAAGATATTTTCGATGCGGCCATGAAGAAGTTGTATAGAAAAGACCTGATCAGATGTCATTCCTCCAAACTCTTCTCCATACACTTTCTTCCACCGCTCTTGGAATCCGTCTGTAAATTGTTCACGCTGTAGTCTATTGGGACCGCTTCCTCGGAAACCTTCAAATGTAGCTGCGAGTCTAATTGTTGCGGCGTCTACTGCTCTGAACTCATAGGGGCGACCATATGTGTCTGGAGTGATTTCGGCGCATGCCTGATCTAGCGTAAGTGAGTCTGTGGTGAATTTTCTAAGAAAAGTCTCAAAGTCATCTCGTGGGTAGGGAGAGTATGGGTTGGGTCCAAATCCACACGCCATAATCATTTGCTCGAGTCTTCGAATCTGTTCCTTTTCTTCATCAGATGGTTGATGTCCATCGTCCTTGAATCGGATTTGAAATCCGACCTGCTTGTTTTCTCTATAGGGTTGGGCGAAGGCTGCGACTTGGTTGACTCGTGTCGTGATAATGGAAGCGATGATAGGCACCTGCTTCACAATGGCGCGTAGGGCGTCAAAGGACACCGAGAAGCGACGTTCTCTATATCCGGCAGAGTACATGAGTGTCAGAGGGTCGAAGAATCGCGTGCGTGGCCCTCTCGCAGGAACCATTCCACTGGGAAGAGACTTGTATGCGTCCGGGCCTTGTCTATACATACTGGGAGACATTTGGGTTGATGGAGTGATAATACTGCTTTGTTGTTCTGCGGCATTGTGAGTAGCCAGAACATTCCCTGTTCCTACAGGGACTCCATTATTTTTTACCTCACTCCCTTTTGCTCCATGCACTCCACCATGATAATGATCTTGAAAAAAAGCATTCGGTGAAGAAGATACAGTTTGCTCCTGCATCATCAACATCGAATCTTCTTGACCCATAGCTCTGTTTTTCAACCAACTATTTATACTCATTATATAAAAACTCGCCTATAGGTTATGTAGAAGATAAACCATCTTTGAAAATCTTTAGACTCTAAAGATTTTGTACAAACTTTATTGTTTTTTTAGCAGTGTTGTAAAGAATAAGTTTTGGGAAGAGAGAATTATTGGGCAGGATAAATGGGAGGATTTGTTTCGGATGGAAGCGGTTGACTGTCATCGCTTGGGGTGGGAGAGGCGTTGGCAACACCCGTTGCTTCTCTTGAAAAATCAAACTCTCTTTCAACCGCGGCTTCTTGCGGCGAAAGCCTGCGTTCCCCTCCGTCTCCCTGTCCCATGCCCTTGTCCATTTTGAATACGAGAGGAGGAAATTCGTTCTCTCCGTCTTTTTCTTTCTCTTCTTGTAACTGCGACTTGTGTACGATTGTGAGGGGTTGCATGGACAAATCCTTGTCTTCTTCGGGTTCTTCTAAAAGTTCCTCTGCCGTGTTTGATTTTAGCAGATCCGAATCAGGAAATCCTTTTGCTTGCCAAAGCCTTTGGTTAATGACGTCCCAATTTATTATTTGAAAAAAATCCTCCACATATGCTTCTTTGTCGGGTCCATACTCAGCGAGGTAGGCGTGCTCCCATAGATCTATTCCTATGAGAGGGATATCACCAGGAATACTTGGGTTGTCTGGACCCACATCATACATAATTTGTGGATTGCCATGATTTCTCAAGGTATACATCGCCAACCTATCCGTGGCCCCACGGTATACCAACCACAACCATCCCGATCCCACTAAACGATTCGCTTCTCGTTTAGCACTAGCAATCATTTCCTCCATGCTACCAAATAAATCTTTTATCGCATTTCTTAAAAGATCGGAGATAGATGCTCTAGATGTGTTTTTCTCCTCTTCTTCTTCAGTTCTCTCTTGAGGTTGTATAGAAGCCCAAAGGAATGAATGATTAATATCTCCACCCAAATAGTGAATGAGTTTATCTACCAATCCCGGTGGCATCTGAGAAAGAGATATCATAATAGACAGAGGAGAAAGCCCCTCCCATGCAGTTCCTTTGAGAGTTTCCTCAAACATCTCTACATATTTTCTATGAAGTACTTCATAGTGATGTCGTAGACTGCTCTCCTTAAACACAGGACCAAATGCATCATAGGCATAAGGAAAGGCAGGCATAGAGATTTCAGAATTATCCGATGACTTCCGAAGCAATTGGAAAGATTTCCCCATCTCTTCTTCTTCCATCATTTGCTCTTGCATCATCTCTTCTTCAGGATCAACACCAATACCGTGCGATGCCGCCACATCGTCTTCTAGTTGAGCGAGCCTTTGCTGCTTTGCTCCCTCAATAATAGCCTCGTGGGCTTCGTATTCCTCGTCTTGTCTTTGCCGAAAAGTATAGGCAACTTCTGCTATGTCATCTTGCGGCCACCCATCCATCTTCATCTGACGCAAAATCTCTACATGCTCTGGCCAAAGGCGATGGAAAATTCCACCCAAAGCTTCAAGCTTCTCTGTTAGAGGATGTATTCGATATCTTGGAGCATCCCAAAGGTGCGCCTCAATAGGATGAATCCCCCATCCTGGTGGTGGTTCTCCTCCGAGAGCATTCACTAAACCTTCTTGCTGCTCTTCGTTTCCACCATTGGGTTTCATTGGACACATCCTCTAACAAAAAATAGAAATTTATTTCTCTTTCGAGAAGTAATTACTCACTATCAACAGACTCCGGAACAGGAACCTGTGGCAATACAGGCACTGCCACCAGATCCAAAGCCTCCACAATGACCGAATCCGAAGCACTACCATCTTCGGAAACCACCCGAATTTCTTGACTTACAGGAATTGTTTCGACCATTGGGTTATCAAACCCAGCACCGAAGTCTTCTTCTGTGATGGGGCTCTGATTCGCAGTTCCATTCTCAACGACCGAAACCGCTCCATCATCTCCAACCTCAATCCTCCCCACCGGCTGTGTCTTCCCAAATGAATAAACAAGATTATCTTCGCCTTGCTTCTCAGGAAGAGCAAAGTCTCCCAAACGAGCCCTTTGTCTGCGTATTTCTCTGTTTTGTCTTCGCATCTGACGGGCTATCCGAGAATCCACTGGAGGACTATCTGGAGCCGCGTTCGGATCTATGTTGGGAGCGTTCTCTTTTTTCTTCTGTTCCTCTTCAAAACTCTCCAGACGTGGCGGCCTAATCGCCATCGATCTTGGAACACTCATCGTCATGCTGTCACGCTCAGATCGTCGCATTTCTATAATCTCCTTCGATAGTTCTAATGAAATCTTTAGACTCTAAAGATTTTTCCTTTGCTTCTGTGTAAGTGTAAACGGTATTGCAAAAAAAGAAACATATTTCTTTGCAATAAAATATCTATACCACACTCAAAGAAATACCATAGTAGTGTCGTTTCAACTGGTGCTCCAATAATTCAAGTCTTTCTTTATAGTCTTTAATCGTCGCAGAATACACACCATAACTAGCCGAAGATGTAAATGTAACTGACTGCGAGACACCACCCTTTGAAAAAGATTGACCCGCAATACCACCACGAAAAGCTTGCCCCAAGACGGGCAATGCTTTTACTGCGGCTCTCATTCCAATGCAATCCAAGATGGGTGTCGGTGTTTCCCTGCTTTCTATTCCAGCCCAGTATCGAAGTCTCCAGAAAGAAGGAATCTCAATAGATCCTCGCAACGACCCTATATGAATGAGACCAAGATAAGAGAACGCGGTGCTGTGATTAAAGGGCATAATCTGCACAAAATTGTGTGCATCAAAGTGAACCCAAGACAAGTTTATATCAATAACCCGTGTCCCCCCCACAGCGCCTATAAGATAGTCGAACTTGATAGGGTGACAATAGGGCAAGCGAAGGCGCAACCAGTGCGCCCCAGACGCGGGGAAATAAGATATAGGCTTGGACTTTAAGTCATAGTCGAAGTTCTGGGGTATTGCTGGAAGAGGTTGGGAGCCACTTGTGGTACTGGATTGTAATGTTGTCAGATCATCATCCGTAACAACCAAAGAAGGTTCAATGGGTGTCTTGAGAAGTTCCTTCTCCATCCAGTCACACTCTGCATCAATCCACTCTCGCAAAGTCTTTCTCTGGAACTTCTTTTTGTCAATAATGAGATTCTCTGTGGCGTCTACTGCAGGCACAAGCCTTGGATTCACTCGAACAGTAATAAAGCTCTGCTGGTCTTGTGCTAATAGAACGTACTCCTTATTAAGTCCTCCCGGTAAGCTTGTATCAATTGGGATAGTTGTCCCACCCCAAGATAATGAAGGCATGGGAGGAGTTTGACCATCATAAACGAGATTTAAACGATGCATCCCCATTGGATGATTTTTCGAAACCTCACTAACCACCACACCTGCAATTGCCGAAGGCTGCGTTCGACACATTCTATCATCATTGCTCTGCCTAGTCGCTCCCTCCAACCACCTCCTCTCAAAGGCTTCCGTTGTCATCAAACAAACGCGAAAAGTTTCGGAACCCTTCTCTAAGACAGACGTATCGTGCGTTACCTTTATAAAATAACTCCCCCTCCGCAGCATCGGAAAAGGCTTTGTCGCAGAATAGACAATCTCCCGAATATCCCACGTCAGTTGTTGTCCACCATTAGGCACCTGACCCGCAAAAGTAAATGTTTTTCGGGACTGCACAATCTCCTCTAAATCTCCTCGACGCTTCTTCCAAAGAGATACCGTTATAGCTTCCCCAACATTTGTTGCGTCATTTGGAGTAGGTATAATATTGACTGTTAGTGTCTCGCGACCATCTTCATTTCGACAGAACTCATGCACTCCATCAAAAGGCAAGGTCGAACCTGTGTCTATCGGGGGTGGTTCTATATATACTTGCAGATCTGTAAGGGCCATTATCCTGCCACCTCTTTGAGGAAATCTTTAGACTCTAAAGATTCTGTTTTTACAGATGACAGAATAACGGCTTATTCTCTTTGTGCAAAACTATTTATTTATGTATCGGAACAAAACAAAGAGGACCAGTAGACTTTTCTATTGAAACATTTTCTTGCTCAAAAGAAACACCAATGGATTTTAGAAATCCATCCATTCCACCATCTCCCCAACCGTTCGACTCTTCTCCGGAGTTTGAAATAAAATCTACCACTTCTTGTTCTGGTCCAGGATCTGATATCCCATGGTCATCAGGACTCCCCGGCTGATAATACTCGTCTCCTCGAGTAAACTGCCAAACACCCACACCTTCTTCCGGCGTTTCTTGCTGCATAGGCGATGGTTGCGGAGGCTCTGGCTCTGCAGGGGCTGGTCCTTCTATAAAGACAGGCTGGCCTCCCATTTGTCGATAATGACCAATATCACCCTGCTCACCAACCTCTTGGCCTCCAGGCATAGGATCTCCCATAGCCTTCTCCATCGGTGTTATCACGAGAGGACCTTTAGCGCCCAACACAGAATCTGGATCTTTATCATCATTATCTATGGAAACACTTTTGTTAGAAATATCATCTTCTTCAAGATTTTCTTCATTGCCAGATATATTCACACCATACTCTGCCAAATCATCCACCATGTCCCCGCCTAGCCAGTTTGCAAAATCGGGCATTTCTGCTTGAGAGTCGGAAACTTCTTCTTGAGTACTGGGAACTTCTTTCACTCTCTGAGTTTCTTGTTTACGTAACTCCTCGAGACTGGCCGCTTGGTCTGGGGGCAACATATTGTGTTCAATTTGAGCATCCTGAATCAGCTTGCCCAATTTTTGCCGTTTTTCTTCTGGATCGTCGATCTTTCCAAGAATTGTGTGCCATGCAAATGGCATAGTATCAGGCTCTCGAAGAAGATCTTCTGCCTTCCAACTTCCTTTTCCTAGATGTCTTAGTACTTTCTTTACACCATGCCTTGCCTTGGTTTGTGATAGTTCTTCTTGTGTTTCCTCTTGAGTGACAGCTTTGTTATCCTGTCTGCGCATAGTCTCTATGTCCTGCTTCTTCTTCTCCTCTTGCTCCTTTTTCTCCCGTTCGACTCTTTCTCCATCTTCTATTGCAGTTTCTGTATACTCTTCATCCTCAGTTCGATCAGTCAAGCCTAAGGCTCTCTCACCCCAGCTCTGCTTCTTTTTTTGTTTCTTTTTTTGTTTCTTTTTTTGTTTCTTTTCTTTTTCGACTCTTTTTCCATCTTCTATTGCAGTTTCTGTGTACTCTTCATCCTCAGTTCGATCAGCCAAGCCCAAGACTCTCTCACCCCAGCTCTGCTTCTTCTTTTGAGACGGAGCAGTTCCTTCTTCTCCGGAAACATCTTCGTTTCTCATTCCTGCATCCTCTGCTTGTTCTTCGGGCAATTCTGGAAGATCTGGCAATTCTTCACCAGTAAATAATTCCGGGAAACGTTGTTGTAGTTCGCTCTGATGATGAGAAGCTGCCTTGTATTGTGGATCTATATCACGTCCAAACTGTTGTGCCTGTCGCACAAAATCTTGCGCAATTCCTTTTGGATGCCAATCACCCATATCGTAATTATCATCCAAATATTCTTGCAGACGATGTCCCGAAGAACCTTCCTTGTGCAAACCCTTTAGACGAGACTCTAGATTTCGAACCATTGTTCCGTATGCAGATCTATATGCGTCTTGTCCCAATGTCCTTTGTAATCTTTTACCATGATCTCTAAAAATCGATTTATTCTTATCTAAAAGATCAAACGCCTCACTATGAGTTCCTTGAGCAGTCTCGAAAATTTCTGGATTCTCTCCCATTCCTGCCAATGCATTTTGTATCGGATGAGAATGGTCGTTTACAACGCGGAAAGATGGTGGCGTTTTTTCTTTGGGAGCCTCTCCCGCGTTCTCATCAAAAAGATTTGAATCGGGAGTCTGGTTAGAGTCGGGAGTCTGGTTCTCTTGATTCAGTTTTTCTCCTGTTCTTTGGCTTCGATAAGATCTGTTCCCAGTTATTAACTCAGATGCATCCGATATAAAGGCGGTTGCATCATCAAATAAACCACCTTCTCCCGAAGCCTTTGCTTCTTTCATCCTTTTACGAGACTCTCTTCTTGAAGATTCTTTCAAGAGCTTTCGTATATTTGATGGGTAGTCACCGTGTAGAGCATCTTCACCAAATGCACTTATCAATGGACTAAAAAGCGACCTACCCAAACGCACAACTTCTTCCTCTTGATCTGGACCTATATCTTGTCCCAATAGATGGGACAGGGCTTCTGCGTGCTCTTGGTTGTAAGCTTGATCAAAAGCTTTCATTGTAGAACCATGAAAAAGTCTATCAGACAATCTACGTAGCCATGGTGAGTCTTCTGATTGCTCTCTAAACTCGTCCATATACCCTTTTAGCTTTTGGCTATGTCGGAGGAACTTTCTGGCTCTATTAAGCGTTGCACTATTGTTTTTCTTTTTCTTTGCTTGTTTTGCCTGGGGTTGAATTTGAAGGGCACCCTTCGTTCCCGGAGCATTGCTTTCTGTGCTTTCTATGGGTTGGCTCGGAGAAGCATCATCTTCTTGATAGTCTTCTTCTTGATAGTCTTCTTCTTGATAGTCTTCTTCTTGATGGTCATCTTCTTGATAATCATCTTCTTGTTGATCATCTTCTTGATAATCATCTTCTTGTTGATCATCTTCTTGATAATCATCTTCTTGTTGATCATCTTCTTGATAATCTTCTGTATCTATATCCGAAGACTCTGCTCTAGGCTCACTCTTCGCAGAGTCAACTTGAACACCTTCATCAGTATCCTCGCTCTGGGTTTCCTGCGTGTCTTTATCAAACTCCGCAGTCCCCTCTCTCTCCTCTCTCGAAGATAAGAACTCGTCATCTCTCTCTCGTCGAGAACGACTTTGTTCACGATATTCACTCAAACGAGAGCGATTTTGCTCTAGATGCCCATCTAGAACAAAATCGTCATCGCCCCCTACTCCAGGACCTTCTCCTAGTTGTTTGAATATTTCTTCTAGTTGAGAACGGTGCTCTTCATCACCAACGCCAGAGAGATGATCAAAGATTCGATCTTCTGTTTGTCTAAAGGCCGGATCATGCTCGGCTCGTAAATTTTCTAATCGTGAGAGGTGATGCTTGAACTTTTCTCCTCTGCTCATGTATCGAGTTTCTTCAGGCTCGCTACCTAAGTCTGCACTTCCCCCTAAACTCTCTCCAGTTAAGACAGAGAATATCGGGCTCTGCATATAGTTTTGTAGAATTTGACCGTGCTTTTCCAATTCCTCTCTAAAAGAAGCCGGTGCTGTGTTCGGAAGAAGCTGCTGCAATAGGTGTGTCGTATGTTCCTTTTCGCGAATATTCTTCACATGCTCGATAGCACTATCTACCAAGTGTTGTTCATTTGCCGCCGACAATTCTTGCATAACAGGATGATCGTCCGAGAGCCCTGGTGTGGACGCTTCATGCGAGAGCCCTGGTGTGGGCGCTTCATGTTTTTTAATATCCTCTATAGTTTGGGACAGATCCTTGAAAGCAAACTCTTGCTTTCCTGTGTCTTTGTTGTCCTCTTTTTGATCTAACTGGTCCTTAGTAGACGATTCTTCACCTACTTCATTTTGTTGAGCATTATGTCCACGTTTATATGTTTCGGGATTTCTTCTTAATGTGCTTTTGAATTTACGAAGCTTTGTTCGAAGTTGCCCCATATCCGAATGATATTTCTCTAGTTCTTCGGGGCTAGGAGCTTCTTCTGATTCAGACCATTCGTTCGCACGATCCTCTAAATCAGAAAGACCATCTCTTATATCTCTTGGAAAATGATCTGTTGCAATAGGACTTCCATCCGAATGACGTAACCCTTCCTTTAGAAACTTAAATTTCTCCAGGTTCATATCCCTTTGAATAGACCTATCTTCATCATTACCTATATGTCGTTCTGGTGAATCTATCTCAACATCTTCATATGACTTTGTTTCTGCTCCTTTTCTTCTAGGAACTCTTGAAGCTTTTCCTCTAAGTTTAGATTCGTTGCCATTGTTGTCGCTTGCTTCATTACCTATCAGTTTTTCGTCTTCAAAAACATCTTCTTCAATAGCACCTTCGGAGGTGTCTTCATCAGATCCTTCAGTATCCTCTTCTCCCGAATCAAGACCCAAGGCATCTTTTATAGCAAATTTGGTGTCTTGCCATTGCTTCCATCTTGACTCCTTAGCCTCTGGGGAGTCTGTTGGCATGGATTGGACTTCTTCAAGTTGCTCCACTAGATCTTTATGCTCTGGGGCGTCTCCCAACGCCTCTGAGATGCTATTCGCCAGAGAAGTTATTGACTCGTGAGACTCGTCAGAGAGAACATCTTCAGTCTCTGGCTTCTCTGCGGGGAGAAGATTTTCCTTTATATCCTCATCTGAAAGTTTCTCTGCAGATGCACCTGGATTGTAGAATCCTCTAAACTGTCTTGTTTCATTCTCGTTCCAATCTTTAGAGTCTAAAGATTCTTCACCATAAGAAGACGGTTGCTCTGCCGCTTGTAATATTTCTTTTATATCCTCCAAGTTTCTTGCTTCCGTCTGATAAGAAGGTTCTTCTTCTTTCATCGATGGAGACGATGCTTCCGTTTCTGGAGCAGGTATTCTTTCTGTGGGGCTTGGAGTATCTGTTGACGTCTCTTCGTCATCGCCCCAAGGATCCCTTTCAAAGGGACTTTCGGATCCTGGACGACTAGAAACCTGTGTATCTTCCTCTGGACGGCTAGAAACCTGCGTGTCTTCCTCTGGACGGCTAGAAACCTGTGTGTCTTCCTCTGGACGGCTAGAAACCTGCGTGT